ATGACAGATCAAATAACCCAAAACGGTTTTCTGGGCGATATGCGCACCATTGTACGAGGTCAAGTTGAAAGTTTGACGCGGTATGAAATTAGCAACGAGCGAGGTGTTTCGAATGGCGGTTCGATATGGGTAAGTAAACCCAATACCGGACAAAACCCAAATAACTTGGGTAATGAGTTAATAAAAATCAAAATGCCGTTTGAAATGTTCGATGCGCAAAAGGCCTTGGTTGATTCTGGAAAACTTTATTTTCCGTGCATGATGGAAATTGTATGTAGAGTCGATATGGGTGGGCAAAATAAAGCCGTGCTGGTGGCTGAGACCATGAAACTTGACGGTCCTGACCCGTCAGTCGAACAAGAACAAGAAAGCAAAGACAAAGCCAAAGGCGTATCGGGACAGCTGACGGGCACAACGTCCGGAACACCGTCCGGAACAACAACCTCAAACACCGCAAACAAACCATAAAGGGGCAATAACCCATGAAAATCCGCTCAATGACCTGCCTGATAAAAAAGCCCGTAGAGTTCAAAGAGCGGGTACTTAGTAACCGAGTGAGGAAAGACCGATTCATAAACGGCCATGTAATTAGATCAGCGAATGGGAGTAAAAATGTCCACGTGCGCCCAAATCACTAACCTGACCTCTGATTTATCCCCTTTAGGTGGTGGTTCTAACGATCCAGTTACAGGTGGCCAAGGACTCTTATTATCAGATACGCCGCTGGACGAATGTACAGGGGTAATAATTTTGTCGGCGGACGATTACACAAAACTAATGTCCGAACCAACATTAATGGATATTTTCACAATTCCCGTATCGGGGGATTTGCAACAAATGTGGATGCTGGGCTTTGGTTTGCCCGTCATCGCATACTTATCGGCCTGGGCGTATGGGGTCGTTATCAACTGGTTCAAGGAAAAACATCCTTGAGCCTTAACTTAAGAAAAATAGGTGAACTATGAAAAATATCAAAAGAATTGGAGCGTTATTACTCGCTTCCTTCGGGTTGTCTGTTTTCGCAATTGGCCCCGCCAATGCGGCGTTGGACTTTACCGGTGTAACCGGTGCGGTCGATAGCACAACAATCGTAGCGGCGATAACAGCGATTGCCGCCATTAAAATGCTGCCGGGCGTTGCAAAGTGGGGCTTTAACAAAGTTATCGGCTGGTTTAGATAGCGGTAGCAAAGAAGACGGGGAGGGGGTCGTAAGGCCCCCTTTTCTATAAACCCATAAAGAGACCAAAAACATGATTTTTTTATTCTTGTACTTTCTGAGCGGCCTAGTTTGCGCCTATGCTGTTATTTCTGGTTTCGATAATGCTTAGAATAACCCTGTTTTTATTTTCCTTTTTTGCATCTGGCATAGTTTCAGCTGATACTTACCCTGCTAGCGGCATTTGGTATTACGGCGGTCAGTCTTTTTCTACCTTAGATGCAGCTTGTACTTTTGCTTTTCCTGGGGGCGCTTATATTTACCAGTCCAGCACAATGCCGTCCACGTGCAACGTCCTCTATTATGGTAGTCCCACAACGGCCATAATTAGCCGCAATCCCACATGTCCATACGGTGGTGTTGCCAGTGCTGACCAGTGCATAAACGCCCCAGCCTGTACAACACCAAAAGTTCGTAATTCGACGACTGGTGCTTGCGAATACCCTCCCGTTGATTGCAAGCCTCCAGAGACCGATAATGGTTTTGGTCTTTGTTCGGTGAAGGAATGTACGGGCGGACAAGTATTGAATGGTTCGTCAGGTGATTGTCAAACACCACCAGTTTGCGGTTCTACGGAAACTTATGAGAATTCAACAAATAGCTGTAAGTTGTATCCTCTTAACTGCCCTGGTCATGCTCATGCGAATTCGACTAACGACGGGTGTCTGAAAGATCCGCCCCTCGGTTGTCCACCGGGTCAGCACGATGATGGTACATATAATTGCGTTGCTAATGATGGCCCTGCACCTTGTACGTCTGATCAGCAGAAAGGTTACATTATGGGCATACCTCAATGCGTCAATAAGCCGAACTTAGACACAATACAACAAGAAGCCGCTACAAAAGCCGCTGCTGCAAAAAATTCGGCTGCTGCTGCTGTCAATGCCGCTAATACTGCTCAATTATCCGCTGCTGCCGCTGCCGCTGATCCGACGGATTCTACCAAGGCTGCTGCTGCCGCATCTGATGCCGCTGCCGCTAATACTGCCGCTTCCGTTTCTTCTTCTAATAAGTCTTTAGCGGATGAAGCAGATAACGCCGCTAAGAACGCTTATCTTAAGTCTATTGCCGATACGACTAAGGCCATCGATGACCGTCAACTTGATGACCTTAAAGATTCTGGAGCTTCTGCGCCTACCGCCGAACCGATTCCGGTTGTAGAACATGGGGTCAGCGTTTCAGTCCCGTCCGTCAATATTATGGCGTGTCCTGCTTCGTCGTCGGTTACGACAAGTCATGGCTCCCTTTCTATGTCGTATCAGCCATATTGTGATTTTGCTCTTGGCATTCGTCCTATGATTTTGGGTTTGGCTTATTTGTTTGGTGGGATGATTTTTATTGGGGGCATTAAATCATGATAAAAGTTTTCTTTTCTTATCTTATGAGCATGACGCCGGCTCTCGTTTCGAGGGTTATGGCCGCATTGGGTTTTGCCGTATTCGCGTATACCGGTATTACTACTATTCTGAATAATTTTTTGGCGGATTCATCCGGCGCTTATTCTTCTTTGTCTAGTGTTCCTCATGCGTTGTTGAATATGGCCGGTTTTGATCAGTCTTTATCGATATTAGGTTCCGCGTTGTCTGCTCGAGTGTCGTTGTTGGCTTTAAAACATATGAAATTATCATGATCACGTTAATAACGGGCGGTCCGGGTACGGGTAAGACGGCATGGTTGATTGATCAATTACTGGAATTGAGGAAGTCTGAACCTAATCGTTTGTTATTCGTGCATGGTGTCAGGAATTTGCGCGGTATTGCTCACGAAGTAATATATTGCCGATCTCAGCTTTGTGATATTTGCAGGGCGCAGGATGCGGATATATCGGCACGTACACATAGTGCGCCAAAATTTGTTGAAAATTGGCCTGATTGGAAGGAATCCGGCTCTTTGATTGTTGTAGATGAGGTTCAGCGCATATGGCGTCCATCAGGTGGTGGCGCTGCTCCATCTATAGCCATATCGGCTTTGGAAACGCACAGGCATTACGGTCTTGATTTTTGGCTGATTAGTCAGGGGCCGCATTTGTTTCATAATTATATTCGGCTATTGGTTGGTCGTCATGTGCATTTGGTAGACAAATGGTCTGGCCGAAAGGAGTACGAATGGCCGGAATGTAAGCAAGACGTTCAATCTAGATCGGGTGCCGTTGAACGTGTTTATAAATTGCCTAGTCATGTTTATGGAATGTATGACTCTGCTGAAATACACACTAAGCAAGAGAAGCGTAAGCCAATGGCATTTTATGCGCTTATTGTTGCGTCGGTGTTGGCCGTTTTTTTTATTTCTTTTACCGTTTTCCGTATTAAAAATCGTGTTAATTCTACCGAATTAACGCGAAACGAGGCGGTCGATAATGGGGTTAATAAGGCGGGGGTAGATAAGACTGTTCCGTCATCTGGTTCTAAGCCTACGGTAGATGATATAGCCAAGTCGATGACTCCCGTGGTTCAAGGTTTGCCCTGGACTGCTCCTATCTATAAGGATTTGGCAGTACCTGTTTCCATGCCGGTGTTGTCTGGTTGCGTTTTTTCCAAAACGAAAAATCGATGTTCTTGCTATTCTCAGCAGGCTACGTTAATTGAAGTTTCTCATGATGTTTGTCAAATATATATCGATCACCTCCCGTTTAATCATTTTAGGCCTGATAGGGACGATAGAAACTATGGGGGTCATGAAAATACTGGTTTTCATCATGTTTCATCAAGGCCAGTTAAGTTGAGTGATTAACTTGGTTATTAGTGGTATAGGCGTTTTCAGGGTAATCAATGAGTGCAAAACAGCGAATTGACGCGCATAAAAAAGCATGGGCGATAGGCGAACATGCTTTTTTGACAGGCAATGCACTTGTAGCGGCTGCTGCGTCCCCTTTTTCTTCCGATTCCCATAACGTAGCGAATTGATTCAATAATGGGTGGCCGTAGTAGTAAAGAAGGGCATCAATTAACAGACCGTTGGGCATGGATAGCGGAATTAAGTCCTGAGCGGTTCGAGAATTATGGCAAGTATTCCCAGATACAGACTTCTTCTGATCGTAGTGCGGGTAATTTTAATGGTTCTGCCGCGGATTTGAATTTTCAATTATCTAAATTTTACGAATCGAAACATGGCGTTGAGCCTTCTTGGAGTAATTGGCGTTCGAATAAATAACGAAACGTTGAATAGAGACATGTAGCAGATTATAGCTGTTCATTTTGAGAATTAATTTATGAATAACCGCGTCACTTTAACAATACCGAATGTTGCATATACCGGTTCTTTTCCTTATTTATCGAATAAGCTTTCGGATTATAGAAATATTCAATTTTTTAGATACGGCTCAAAAACAGAAATCTTGCCCTTCCATTGTTTTGTTGATGATTGGCGGCTGGAAAGTATATGGCGTTCACCCACTAAATTTGTTGAAAAAGCATTACTGGCCGGGACCGTCGTAGCGCCTGACTTTTCCGTATATGCGAATTACCCGGAAATTTATTCACTTTACCAGATATGGCGCTCAAGAATCGTATGCGCATGGTGGGCCGATCATGGCGTTTATTCCATCCCTGTCTTGCAGTGGACGCATTCAAAAGACCCGCACCTGGATAAATATTTTGCAGGCCTGATAGATTGCGAAGTCATTGCAGTTAGGTGCCCAAGCCGTGACCCTGAAGTCATAGCCGATTATAGGCAGTGTGCTGAACGATTTTTGCAAATCCACCAGCCGAAGCTAATTCTTCATTTTGGGCTTGATCGCGGTTCCGAATGTTGGCCGATTTCAAAATGTAAAGTTTTGCCGCTTAACCCCAAGCCGGTAAAGGCCTATAAAACAGCGGTCGCAGAAAATTAA